GGCTTTACCGTGGATGAAATGGAAGTGGACGAAAGCGGCGTTCTCGACCTGATGAGCCTGCTGGCGGGCGAGTTCCAGCGCACGCGGGTCGTGCCGGAGGTGGACAGCTACCGCCTGAGCAAGATTGCGAAGCTGGTCGGCAAGGATCGTCGAAGCGCGTATACGGCGGCGGCTAATTCGGTCTACAAGGAATTGCAGAACGATATCGGCGGTGTGCGCGACGCAGTGGGCAGCGACGTTCAGCTGGTTGTGATTCTTTCCAGCACGATTGCCACGATGCTTTCCACGAGCACGGAGATCTCCAAGAAGCTCGACGTGACCAACTTCAAGCGCGGCGAGATCGAAACCCGCGTGAAGGTGATCGACGAGGTACCGATCCTGCCCGCGCCGACCGCGCGCATGAACAGCCGCATCACCATCAACAAGGCGGATAAGGGCGGCTATGCCAAGGCGGAGGGCGCGCAGGCAATCAACTGGATTATCTGCCCGCGTTCCGCACCGATTGCGGTTTCCAAGACCGATAAGATGCGCCTGTTCGACCCGGAGACGTGGCAGAAGGCGCGCGCGTGGCACCTTGACTATCGCAAGTTCCATGAACTTTGGATTCCGAAGAATAAGCTCGACGGCTTCCGCGTGAGCCTTGCGGCGAAGGATACGACACTGGATGGGGAGGGTTAAACGATGCTGACGACGAGGGAAAGTTTCAGCCTGAACGCGGATATCCGCGACGCGGCGAATAACCAGAAGGTGATGCTGCACGCGACGTACAGCACCACGTCGCTCAGCCTGAACCTTGACGTGCTGGACGCGGGTTATGTCGCCGAAAACGACGAGAGCGTGCAGGCGGACGTGAAAGCGTTCTTGCTGGAAGCCTGCAAGCGGGCTGCCTGCGTCGGGCTTCCGTGCAGGACGGTGGCGGGCAATGACTGACCTTGAACGGCTCAAGCTGCTGACAGAGGAGCTTGACGCGCCGGGCGGGAACACGGAAACGGGCTGCGGCTGTATGCCGCCGCCCGCATCCGCCCGGATGTATACGGACGCGCAGCTTGCGATGCTGCTGGAGCTGCACGAGGGCGACGTGCGCCGCGCGGCGTATGACGTGCTGATCCGCAAGGCGGAGAATTCGGCGGTGCGGCTGTCGGGCGGCACGGAGCTGCCGGATCAGCGCGCCTACTGGCTGGGCAGAGCTCGGAGCGTGCGCCCGAACGGGACGAAACCGGCAGGAAGGGCGGACGGCACATGATGAGCGGCTTTGCAATGCGGCAGGCGGAAGCGACGTTCCGGCGCGCGCTGGCGGCGTATGGCGCGGTCTGCGTGCCGGTCTGGCGCGTGCAGCGGGACGCGAACGGCGTGCCGATAGGCGGCGCGCAGAAGATCGGCTGCGTGTACGGCGTGCGCTATGAGCGCGGTCAGACCGCCAATGTGCTGGTGGATATCCCCGGCGTAATCGCCCGGATGGACGCGCCGAGGTTGTGCTGTACCCTCGGCGATACGGCGCGGAGCTTGCAGGAGGGCGACGGGCTGAACATCACGGGCAGATGGTACACGGTGCTGCGCGCCGACGTGCAGATGGGCATCCTCTGCGACGTGGTGCTGAAAGAGGGCGAGCCGGATGGGATTGAAAATTGACGCGAAGGATTTTCTCACGAATATGTCCGCCATCAAGCAGCGCAGCATGTTCGCCGCCGAGAAGGTCGGGCAGAACGCGGCGGCGCGCATGGAGGGAGAAGCCAAGCGCAACGCCGGATGGACAGACAGGACGGGGCTTGCGCGCCAGACAATCACCGGATACTCCGGCTGGCAGGGCAAAAAGCTGCGCATGGGCATATCCGGCAACATGGAATACAGCGCGTATCTGGAGCTGGGGCATGAAGGCAGGTTCGCGATTCTCTGGGCGACCGTGCAGGCGAACGTGCAGAAAATCATGGACGACTCGCGGAAGGTGGTCAGATAGATGGATGCATGCCAGCGGACGATGGAACAT